CCATCCATGTCAACCTTGATAGTTACTGAACCATCTGCCATTGTGTACCTCCTTTCTTTTAGTAGTCAAAATCTTTAGGTAGGGCATACTCTTTTTTTAACTTTCTCATGCTTTCCTTGTATTGCTTACTGTCTCCTTTTTGAGGCTTATAAGAGCGAATTTTGAGCACCTCAGCGAATTTTGTATCACTAGGTAGCCCATTAAGTAAAGCGTTGAATTTCTTCCAGTGTAGGCTATTCTGAGCGTCTATGAGGTCAATACCGTAGGCTTGCAAGAATGATGAGTAAATGTACTCAGCGTCATACTTTAGACTAAAGAGCCTTTCAGTGTTCTCTGTTTGACTCTCAGAGCGAATTTTGCTCTTGATAGGATTGCCTTTTAGGTCTAGCACTGGTGCCGTGGCTTTGGCTGGTATAACCCTGATGTGTTCCTCAAATATCATCTTAAAGATTGCCGTGGCTTGCTCAGGTGTTAGTGCCTGTGTGAAATCTACATCTGTAAAAATCTGTATAGCAAGATAGGGCTTGTAAAGCTCCTCGACATCCTCATCATTGACAAGCTCAATGACTTTCAAGACCTTATTGAAAGAGATATTCATAGGGTACACATCCTCATCAAGGACTAACTCATCAGTCAATTTCCTTGATAAATCTAGCATGTTAGTCTCCTAAGTATTTTTTGAGAGCGTCTGTATTGTTCCGTTTCTCCCATTCTGCAATGACTCCAGTGATTGCCTCAAGTAAGTAGGCCATTGTGTCTACTGTAGATCCATTAGAGAATGAGTAGACCTTGTCAAAAGCCTCTTTGTCAAATAGCTCTGTCCAAGAGTCTTTGACTAAGTCTTGTAACGTTTCAAAGGCTTTGCTATCCTCTGTCTTGGCTAGTTTTTCGCCCTCTTTTTTGAGTTTTTTGCCTACTTTTTCCATTTTGTGGATGTTTTGGTCATTGGCTACAAATTCCAGCTTAAACTCCCCAAAATCTACAGGGATGACATTGTCACGTTTCTTAATTACTACCATTTTTGATTTCTCCTACTAATTTTTTAAACAAAAATAAAAAGGGGAGCGATTGACACTCCCCTCACTTCACATTATCCACCGACTACAGCGGACTGCTTAGGTGCTGTATTCCAGCTGATAGTGACCTCAAAGCCCTCATACTCAGAGGCCTCTCCGCCTCCGATTTTAATTCCTGAGGCTGTAGCTACTCCGACATATTGAGTCTTGCCATCAGACTCAACTACCTTAAACCACACATTGCGGTCATCGCCTGTCTTAAATTCCATAGCTGCAATGATAGCCTGAGCCGCATCCTCTTTGATGTAGTCGCCCTCAAAGCTGTAGCCTTTCTTGACTGATGTGACCACAGTTTTCTTGGTGCCATCGCCATTGTAGTAGGCAATGTCATCTGTTTCCTCATCGTTTTCAACCTCAGCGGTTGTCACACCGTCTGCAAGCCATTTCCAAGCGTCAGCGCTTGGCTCGGTTGTAGGTGTTGCTGATGACCAAGGCGCCACATAGTGCTTGCGCTTGGCATTTTTCATTTTTGGCATTTTTTATCCTCCGTTTGTTTCCAAGTTTGCTGTAATGTCCAGCATGTAAATATAAAAGCCTTGCTCATCTCGGTCATTAAGAAATGGCTGAGACACTTCAAGGCCTCTGAATTGATATGAGTCATTTTTGCTAGGTAGTTCTAGGTTAAAATCAGCAAGAGCGTGATTGATAGCCCACAGGATAGAGCTTGTCTTTTGATGGTCAAGTGTCTTGATAGCCACCTCAAAGACAAGACTGATATCTTGTTTACCGTTCATGTACTCTTTTAAAACCTTACCACCTGGCAAAGGATATAGGACTAAATCCTCTTTCTCTGATAAGTAGTCAAGCCTACAAGTCAGAGAGAGATTTAGCGTGTTGATGAAATCTCTTAATACTTCTGAAAAATCGTTATTATTCATGTTTTCACTCCCATTGCGTCTAATCCGACTTTAGCCCACTCACTAGAATGTAGAGCCTCAGCTTTCAAGTCCCAACGCTTACCAGTTCCTGGTGTGGTGTACTTTTTAAAGACAAATGTCCTAACTTTGTTGTAGCTGGAGCCGTAAAACTGAGCTCTTGCATAAGGACCAGGATATCGCACTCCATCCTTTGTGGCCTGACCGCTACCGCTTAGGTCTCCACTCTTACGAGGGATGAAAGGGGAAAAGTCAGTCAGCATTTGGTTTGCGATAGCTAACTTGCCCTTGGCTAGTGACTGTGGCGATACTTTCCTCTCTACGCCTTTTAAGTCAATTTTGACAGATACACCATTTCCCATCAGATACACTCCAGCTCATAGCAAAATACTTTGTTATTGTGTGGATAACTGACAGGTGTGACTGAGAGTACTCTGTACTCATGCTGACCGTCTTTGATAACAGCATTGATGTAAGTATCGTCTAAAGTGACTGGACAATGTTTAGGATACACAAATAAGGTGCTAGGTTTAGACTCTGTACGGTTGTTTTGAGTGCCTTGCACTTGATACTGTCTATCAAATCTAACAGGTTTAAGGGTCACTGGGCTTTTTTCCATCATATCTTTTCCCCATCCGTCTTTTTCGCCTGTTGTTTTTTGAATAGTCACAGCGTCTACTAGTAGCCGTTTATCTATCATAGCCTACACCTCTGAAACCAAAACCTGCTCCTTTGAGCACGTTTAAAGCGTCAAGTGACAAATTAAACCTATCACTTTCAAACGGTCTCCCAGTGCCGTTATGATATCTCACATGAGTCCTACCAAGTGTCACTTCAGAAACCGCTTGCTTATCCTCAGCTGTAGTGAGCCCAGTAGCGTCTAAATAAGCTACTTGATAAGCTGTAGCAAGTTTGACAGCTTTCTTTCTAGGCTCAAAATCAGTCTCAAAATCCTTGATGTCATAAAATCCACTAAGAAAGAGATTGATAGCTACCTCTGCCCTCATTAGAATATTTTCAAAGTCATCTACTTCATCAAATCCTAATTTTTTAAACTCATCTTTAGTCAAATAAGCGATAGTAACCACCTCCTCCATTTTAAGAGGCGGTCTTAATCATCCGCCTCAATTTCTTCTTCAATTTCAACTGGCACAAAGAATGGACTGAGCTCAGGGTGTGTGATGGCACCTTTAGCGTTGAGCTCAGCTACTACATCCTTGTCCATGTTGTACTCTGCGTCCTTATCAAAGGCTCTTTCATAGCCATTGATGTTAAAAACCACATTTGATGTAGCTTTAAATCTGTTCATTTAGCTACTCCTTTGTCTCAAAGCCTGATTTTTTAAAGGCTGCAATCATTACAGGGTCAGTGAGAGTGTAGGTAAGTTCATCCTTAGTCAAAGTGACTTTTGGTTTGACTTCTACTACTTCCTCTACTGCCTCATCTAGTGTGTTATCTTTAGCCATTAGTTACCTCCTTAGGCTGTTTTGTGGACATAGATAGCCTTTTTCTTAGCGTCCAAGACAAAAGCGTCATAGCGGATACGACCCTCAACAAGTTTACCGTTGACACCTGGTGGGTTATCGTGAATTTTGTAATCTTCCAATTTTACTGGAGATGTAGTCGCTGATGGATGGGCGATGACAAACTCAACGCCTGCTGGCAAGTAAGATGTAGGTGTTAGCACTACTGGGACACCATCAATCATACCAACTTGACCTTTGATAGTGATTTCTTGTCCAAGGTCAGAGTTTTTGACAAAAGTGTCATCAAGTTTAATCAACTTGTAGAATTTAGGAGAAACGTGCATGACACGGCCAGCTGTAGGTACAAGAGCGTCATCAAGTTTAGATTGTCCCTCAAGTACAAGCTCATAAGCGTTAGTCTTAGTTACTGCACCTGTAGCAACATGAGTAGCGTCCGCATTAGCTACTGCTTTTGAAAGACGGTACTTATCAACCTCAGGGATGACTACCTCTGAAATTTGACGAGCTAGAGCTTTGCCCTCTGCCATAGCTCCATTTGTACCTTGTAAAGATTTTTTGTCAATCGTGAATGTAAAAGAGCGGTCTTGAGATAGCGTCATAGTTTGTACGCTATTTCCAAGCTCATCAGCTGTACCGTAGCGATTTTGACCAGTGGTCTTGTAGTCATTCATTGCTGATGTAGCGACTGTGTAGACCTTAACTGTCTCAGCGTCAATAAAATCAAAGTCTTGGTTGACAAGGTTAGTAGTGAGAGCCTCTTTTGTAAAGCGCTCATCTACTTTCTGACTGAATTTTTCTGCGTAGTTTACTGCCATTTATATTTTCCTCTTTTCTTTTTTGGTATTATACGCTGTCAAAGCCTGCTAAAAGGGCTTTATCCTCTGCACTCAAGCCGTCATCTGCGTTACTTGCTGATGGATTGCCTGGGACAGAGATGTTAGGGTTAGGTTGCTCTTGCACTGTTTGGAAAAGGTAAGGGCTTGACTCTCTGAGTGAGTTGATTGTGTCCTCAAGTTGAGGCTTGCCATCTTCTCCTAGTTCGATACTGTCTAGGTTGATGAATTTCATCAAGTCATCAGAGTTGTATGCACCTACATCTTTCAAAGCAAGGGCAATAGCATTGGTTTTGGTTACCTGAGCAAGGTTTGCCTCACTATCCAGTTTATACTGCTCAAATTGGGCTTTGAGTTCTTCAAGTTGTTGCTTGCTCTCCTCACTAGCTCCCTCTTTAGCTTGTAAGTCTTGGATAGCTTGAGTTTGTTGCTCAAGTTGTTGCTTTAATGTCTCATTTTCAGCTTGTAGCTCAGATTTAGCCTGTGATTTTGCATTCTCAATACCTGCACCGTACGCTTGCATGATATTGTCAATCACTGACTTATCCTCAATACCTGCCTCAACTAACATTTCACGTTTAAGACTCATGTCTTAATCCTCCTTTTTACGTCACATGGACAAATTAAGACAGTTTTACGCCATGCTCCAGGGCAAAATAAAAAACCTGATGGATCCCATAGGTTTATAGCAATTTATTGCATGAAAAAAGCGCCTAGATTGTTCTAAGCGCTTATAATTTTGATTTCCTTGATAATGTTCTCAGGGTATGAGTAGTCACCTATAACGATTTCATCAGAACCATCTAAATCATAGCCGTCATACCAATCTATAACCTTGCCAGTGATAGAGGTGTCATCTTTTAAAACAAGGCGTACATTTTTGTCTACATATTCCCATAGTCTCATTGTGTTCCTCCTTTTGTGGTATCACTAGGCATTTTAGGCACTAAGTGGGTTTTAGATTTTGAAATATGGATGGTAAACTCATCTGTTTTTGTTGGATGTTTCCCATCTAAGTCAGAGCGACTATACGCTACACCACTTTTTTTATCAATTTTTATAACAGAGTTAAATTGTCCATCTTGTCGTTTTATGATTTTTCCGTCTAGGTAATTATCATTTATAATTTTCTGAATAGTTGCATTATCTGCGTTAATATACCCAGGTATTGGTTTGCCTTTACTTTTATTTCGTTCTACATAATCAATATAAACCTTATGTTCTTTAAGGTGTCTGTTCTGCTTATCGGGATTGATTGTTAATGATAGTAAGCCATTGTTAATGTGTTCTTGTAACTCGGATTTGAGTAATACCTGCCTGTACTCTCTAGTATTATTATACCCCATTTCCTTAAATTTTGACAATGATTTTGGAGCTTTTTCTCCCAAAAGTTCTTTAGCTCTATTAAATTGATTGATTATTTTAGCCTGTTTCTCCCGTAACTCAACCTCTTTCTTGGCTTTGGTATAGGGGTCATCATAGTATTTTTCTCTAGCATAATCTCTGTGCAGGTAAGGGTGTTGGCTCAAAAAGCCTCTCATGGCTCCTTGTTTCATCCTGACCTTGCTCTTATAACTAGATATTAGCTCACTGTCTCCTAGTTTTTCTGCAACATGCAAAAGTTCCTTAGACTTCCTGATAGACCTCTCTAGGGCTCTCTGTTTAGCCTGTACGTTTGCATTTGCTATAGCCTCCTCAGGTGTTAGGTCTTTCAAATGATCAGGCAAATCAGGCTTGTAATTTACACCTGGGATGTATGGTGTCATCTCATGAGTGCAATTTATACCTTGACATCCAGCAGGATGACCGTAGCCATAATCAGCTAAAGCTAAGACACGCTCTCCATTTACTTCTCTAGCAACTCCAGTAGTTACTATCTGATGTTGTAGAGGAGCGCACATCTCTCTTGCTGTGGCCTTTTTGTGATAATAAAAGGTATCTATACCCATCTCATCAGCTGGAGCCATTCTGACCTCACGGTAGACCCTCCAAGCTGTTGACTTGATGACCTGCCTAGCATAAGTGTCAGCTTTCCAGCGCTTACCTTGGTTATCGGTAAAGCCGTAAAATCCCTTTTCAGCCCATTTCATGACTGTATCAGAGATGGCTTTATCTGATGTTGTAAGGCCTGTGACTACTTTGGCTACACTCTCCTCAATGATGGACTGATAGACCTTTCTTACACTCATTGGCAAAGTGGTGTTGATGAGGTTATCTATGTCTCCCATAGTCTGATTGACATAAGCAGCTAGATTGGTCTGAATGAGTGAGTTATCAGTAAATTGTCCACCCATAGACTCAAGTAGTTGCTCTTTTGTGTCTTTGTAGACTTTGTAGCCCTCATTTTCTATGACATATCTGAGCTGTTCCTCAGCAATTCCTGAGCGTTCTGAGATAAGGCTGACATTATCATCATTAAGCAAGCCCATCTCATTCATTTTTTCAAGTTGCCAGATATAAGGGTTGTCATTAAGACTAGCAGAGCCACGCTCTTTGATACGGTCTATTACTTGGTCAAAAAGGTCAAGAGTTAGCTGATGGTAGATGTCAGCTACTCTACTAGCGTCAAGCATGAGTTGCTGATCATTTAGCTTGATTGGTTTCTTTTTGTCTTTCATGGACAGCCTCCACTATCTCCTTTACTAGCTTTGCTTGTTCTAGTGAGGGGCTTTCAATACCTACGGATGACATTATTTTTTGCTTAAATCTTCTTAAAATTCGTTTTAATACTTTCATTCTCCATAGACTCCTACATCCTCAGAGCTACGCTCGGCATTTACATCATCAATGACATTACCATCAATCTCAGCCTTAATCTTTTTGGCTTTTTCAGGCGTAACATTGAGCACCTTTTCAATGGCCATTGTATCAGTACCAAAGCCAGCATTGACTACTTTTATCCAATAATCAAGCTCAGCGTTTCTATCAGTAAAAACACCATCATCAAGATTGATGCTGATTTTGTCCATCTCAGGGATATTGCCTGAGTATAACTTGTAAGCCTTGGCAAGCTCTAGCATTGAGATGATGAGTTCTTTTAGTGATTGCTCAACCAGTGAGACAATGCTGTTTCTCATTTGATATGTGTCACTATTCTCAGAGACAATCTCTGTGGCTGTTTTCATTGACTTGCCGTCAAAGCTAAACATACCAGCTGAGACTCCAATCTGCATTTCAAACAGGCTTAGGCCTTTGTTGATTGCTTTGATGTAGTCATCTGAGCGGATTGGTGTAGTAAGGTCTGTGATACCGATACCTTTATCCATATCCCCTGAGTCAAATTGCTCATAGACATTACGGCCAGCCTCAAAATCACGCTTGACTGTGACATTCTCGCCCTCCTGATTGTACTCAACTTTAATCATCTGACTAGGGACGGCCACTCTACGCTGACCCATCTTGACCTCCCACATAAACTCATCATAAGTGGCATTGAGAAAGTCTATTGTAGTCTTGGCATTGTCAAAGATAGACAAGCCTAGTGGACTGTTAATGTCTTTGTTATTCATTCCTGGAGTTTTAAGATAAGTAAATAGTGGACGACTCAAGCCATTCAGTTCTACCACTTCCTCTAAATCCTCATAAAGCTCTGATAGTAGTACCCTTGAGCCTACTACACTCTGATTATCAGACCTGTATAGCTCATTAGTGATTGTATAGCCGTCTTTGCTCCACTCGTGAAACTCAATCAGCGTATAGTATCTTTGCTTGTTTCCCTCAGACTTGATGGTCTTGGTCACGATTGCAGCACTAGACACATCTTGCGTGTTGCTTTGCAGAGGTAAAAAGACAGGTGCTTGAATGAATGACACTCGCACCTTGTCATCATCTACATAAGGCCTCATAGCAAGCCCACCAAGTGCTAGACAGCTCTCAAGGTAGCGCTCAAAGTTCTTTGTAAAACGGTCATTAAGTAGCTGTTTCTGAATGAATTTATTAGCGCCCTCATCATCTAGCTTGATTTCTGCCTGCTCGTTAAACACTAGGCTTGCAATCTTCTTGGCAGCCGTACGCCCTACAGGTAGATGATTGAAATCTCTTTTATTCTTGGTGCCGTTACTGTCCAGGTATTCAACCTGTGGATAACGGCCTGAGAAATATCTAACATTCTCTCTGATACGGTCATACTCTGTGGATGACACTGCTATTTTAGGGTGATCAGTGATATTCGTTAAGTTCTGTGTTGTCATCACATACTTGCTCCTTGTGAAAAAATTCTTGATAGTCT